CGTATTGGAGTTGCATCAAGAAAAGAGAAAAAACTCTATCAATCTTGCCACATTCTGCATAAGCAAGGAAAATATTTTATAGTTCATTTTAAAGAACTGTTTGCATTAGATGGTAAACATGCTAATCTTACAATCAACGATGTACAACGACGTAATCGCATTACTCGTTTACTGGCTGATTGGGGACTTATCTCAATAGTTAAAGAAGATTCATGTGTTGATATCGCACCACTTAATCAAATTAAAGTTTTATCTTATAAAGATAAAGGGGATTGGATATTAGAACAGAAATACAACATAGGTAAAAAGGGAAAAACAACCGAAACAGAATGATACGGTAAACAACACCTAATATGTTAACCGAACATAATCTGAGGGGTTTCAACACCTTTCTTTTTTATTGCTTATGCTTAAATAGTAATGTCGCCGTAAGGGACACAATTTACACTCGCTTATTAAAGGAGAACTATGACAAACATTTACCGAGCTAAGGATTTAGCAGAACTGTTTGATAAAATAACAACAAACAGCATTGGTTTAGATAGAACCATACAGAATTTTTGGGAAAGTACAAACGTAACTTATCCACCATTTAATATAATTCAAGAAAACAATCACGAATCGACTTTAGAGATTGCACTTGCAGGATTCAAAAAGAAAGAAGTCAAAGTTTATACAGAACATGGTAAACTAATTGTTGAAGGAAAGAAAGAAGAGAAAAAAGAAAATGAATATGTTCATCGTGGCATGGCTCAAAGATCATTCAAAAGAGAATGGCAACTTACTGATGATATAGAAATTAAAGAGGTTGAATTTGAAGATGGTCTTCTTTCAATTAACGTTGGAAAGGTAGTTCCAGAGCATCATGCTCGAAAAGATTATCTCTAAATAAAAACGAGTTCGAGATGGAACTTGGGGATCTTGACGATCCCCTTTTTTATGTTATAATATTATTGAAACTAAAAACAAATGACAGTCAAAATTTTATTACTTAAGTCTGGTGAGGATGTAATTACTGATGTAAAAGAGATGGTATCTTCTGATGATAAGGTCATCGGATATTTTCTTTCTAAGCCTTGCATCATTAAATTAAAACCAAAACAATCAGATGGTGATAAAAAAGAAACATCAATAACAATGTATCCATGGATGCCCCTTGCGAAGGAGAAAGAAATACCACTTTCAACTGATTGGGTGGTCACGATGGTCACACCTGTTGAAAAAGTCGAACAAATGTACAAAGAGGATGTCTTAAATGGAGAAACCACCAATAAAACTGATAGTTCTATTAAACAGGGAAAGGTTGCTCTCTCAGATTGAGGAGATTGGTGCAGACATAGGCCAACCTGATTGTAAATTGACAGAACCATTTTTAATAGGAGATGATAACACTCTTTCACCTTGGTTAGTTGAGTCTACTAATCAGAGTGTTTTTATGTTATCATCAGATAAGATCTTAACTCTTGTTGATCCCAAACCAACTTTACTTGAAAAATACCAAGATCTTCTTAAATGAAATTCTATACTAATGTCCAGCTGATTGGTAATCAATTTCTGGTTCGTGGTGTTGAGAATGGAAAGAGATATGCACACAGAGATGAGTTCTTTCCCACTCTCTTCGTTAGATCAAAAAAGAAAACAAAATACAAAACATTAAGTGGTGTTCCTGTCGATGCGATCAAGCCTGGAACTGTAAGAGAGTGTCGTGATTTTTTTAAGAAGTATGATGAGGTGGAGGGATTTGAAATATATGGAAATGATCGTTATATCTATCAATACATATCTGACAAATATCCAGAGGATGAAGTTAAGTTTGATATCAGTCAGATCAAATTAGTTACACTTGATATTGAGGTATCATCTGAACAAGGATTCCCAGATGTTGAATCATGTTCTGAAGAAATACTTGCAATCACAATACAGGATTATACCACTAAAGAAATTATTACTTGGGGTGTAAAGCCATTCAATAACAAACAAGATAATGTTACTTATCATTGTTGCAATACGGAAGAAAATTTACTTCGCACATTTATTAATCACTGGATGCAAGATGTCCCTGATGTGGTCACTGGTTGGAACATTCAATTATATGATATACCTTATATTGCAAAGAGAATCAATCGTGTTCTCGGTGATAAGTTGATGAAGAGATTATCTCCATGGGGTCTTGTATCTGAAGGAGAAGTTTACATTAATGGACGAAAGAATACTACATTTGATATTGGTGGTGTAACACAACTAGATTACCTTGATTTATATAAGAAGTTTACATACAAGGCACAAGAATCATATCGACTTGATTACATTGCAAGTGTTGAACTTGGTCAAAAGAAACTTGATCACTCAGAGTTTGATACCTTCAAAGATTTCTATACAAAGGGTTGGCAAAAGTTTATTGAATATAATATCATTGACGTGGAACTTGTTGATCGTTTGGAAGACAAGATGAAACTGATTGAACTTGCATTGACCATGGCCTATGATGCCAAAGTAAATTACAATGATGTATTTTATCAGGTGAGAATGTGGGATACTATTATCTACAACTATCTCAAGAAACGTAACATTGTAATTCCCCCAAAGAATCGATCATCAAAAGCAGAAAAGTATGCAGGTGCGTATGTGAAAGAACCGATTCCGGGCAAATATGATTGGGTTGTATCTTTTGACTTGAATAGTCTATATCCACATTTGATCATGCAGTATAATATATCTCCAGAAACTCTTGTTGAAACAAGACACCCATCAGTTACTGTTGATAAAATACTTAATCAGGAACTCACATTTGAAATGTATAAGGATAACGCTGTCTGTGCAAATGGTGCAATGTTCCGTAAAGATGTTCGTGGATTTTTACCAGAATTAATGGACAAGATGTATGGAGATCGTGTGGTCTTTAAAAAGAAAATGATTGAGGCAAAGAAAGCTTATGAAAAGACACCAACAAAAACACTTGAAAAAGAAATCGCAAGATGTAATAATATTCAAATGGCAAAGAAGATTTCTCTTAACTCTGCCTATGGTGCGATTGGTAATCAATACTTCCGCTATTATAAATTAGCAAATGCGGAAGCAATTACCTTATCAGGTCAGGTTTCTATTCGTTGGATAGAAAACAAAATGAACTCTTATCTAAACAAAATACTTAAAACAGAGGAGGTTGACTATGTTATTGCTTCAGATACTGATTCCATCTATCTTAATCTTGGGCCTTTGGTGGAGGTCGTATACAAAGATCGAGAGAAGGATGGTGCGAGCATCGTTTCGTTCCTTAATAAGGTGTGTGAGATGGAACTCGAAAAATATATTGACAATTCTTATGAAGCGTTGGCCAAATACGTAAATGCTTATGATCAAAAGATGTTTATGAAGAGAGAGAACATCGCAGATCGTGGCATATGGACAGCAAAGAAAAGATATATTTTAAACGTGTGGGATAGTGAAGGTGTGAGATATGAAGAGCCAAAACTCAAGATGATGGGCATTGAGGCAGTTAAGTCATCAACTCCCGCACCATGTCGTAAAATGATTAAGGATGCGTTGAAGATTATGATGAATGGTTCTGAAGATGATATGATTAATTACATTGATACATGTCGTAAAGAGTTTAAGAAGTTACCACCAGAAGAGATTGCTTTTCCTCGCACTGCATCCGATGTCGTTAAATACAAAGCTCACTCTACAATCTATGCAAAGGGAACTCCTATACATATACGGGGTGCATTATTGTTTAATCACTATGTGAAGAAGCACAAATTAGATAATAAATATTCACTTATTCAAAATGGTGAAAAGATTAAATTCTGTTATTTGAAAAAACCAAATATCATTCACGAAAATATTATCTCATTCATTCAAGACTTTCCTCATGAAATTGGTCTTGACAAATATATCGATCACGATCTACAATTCGACAAGTCATTCTTAGAACCACTCAAGATAATTCTTGATGCTATTGAATGGAATGTTGAGAAAACTGTAAACTTAGAACTATTTTTTTCCTAATGGATTTACCTATTAACAACAAAGAACTTGGCACCATAGTTAAGGCACTAACTCTTGGTGGTGACACTGCGTTGTATCAAAAACTTAAATTAGTCAAAGAGACTATTGATGCTAATCCCGGTGGCCCATATAAGAAAATACTTCGTGAATCTCATGGCATGGTGATTTGATGTTTTATAAAAAATTGAGTTTGGTCACTGGTGGATTTGATCCTATACATAGTGGACATATATCATACTTTGCTAGGGCAAAAGACTTTTCAGATTTTCTTGTTGTTGGAATTAACACTGAAGAATGGTTGACAAAAAAGAAAGGACAATACTTTCAGTCATGGAAAGAGAGAGCAGAAATTATTCGTCATTTAAGAATGGTAGATGCTGTTATCACTGTGCCTGATGATGATAAGGGATCAGCTTGTGGTGCAATAGAGAAATGTTTAGAGATTGCAGATGAAGTTATTTTCTGTAATGGAGGTGACAGAGGTAAAGGTAATACACCAGAACTTGACAAATTTAAAGATAATGATAGAGTAAAGTTTGAATGGGGTATCGGTGGTGAAGATAAAATGAACAGTAGTTCATGGATTCTACACGGATACTTTGAAAGACAAAAAAAATTATTAGGAATATGAATTGTTGGCACTGTGACACTGAATTGATCTGGGGTGGGGATCATGATCTTGACGATTACCCAGATATGGAGTATGATATAGTTACTAATTTATCATGCCCAAAGTGTGGATCTTACGTCGAGGTTTATCATAAAATAGAAAAGTAATTATGGATTTTCTGAAAGAAATTGTAAAAGAAATAGGAAATGACTTCACCCAACTCGCATCCGATATTGACGAGACTGAAACTTATGTT